CGGCCCTCGGCGATGCCTTGGGCTACGACCTCGGCTGAGGTGGTGGCGAAGCGTTCACCATGCTTGCGCAAATAGCCCTTGGCTTGTGCCGCTGCGGCCACGGTCGCCTCGAGGGGAATGGAGACGTCCACTCGAGGACGCTCGGGCGCCATGCGTTGGGTGAGATTGTCCGCAACCTCGATGCCCCGGGTGCTTGCTTGTCCTACTAAGCGCTGCAGCAAGCGGTCGTAGGCGTCAACTCGGTCAGGCCGGAATGAAGGAACGAGTTGCCGGAACTCCTGGAGGAGGGCGAGGTTGCGTTGGACGGGATCCGCGCGGCCAATACGCATGTGGACTCGGGCTCGGCGCACCAAGCGGTTGAAGCTCTGGTCGAGGACGCGGTCGAGGAGACGCAAGGTGTCGTCCTCGGTGGTGCGGAGGATCTGGTTGTAGCGCTCAACGACGTCCAAGGTCAGTCGAGCGTGACGTCGGCGCCGTTGGGGAAGGCGTCGGGCATCTTGTTTGCGTTGGTGTAGGCGTAGATGCCGGCGGTCTCGTAAAGCGAGCCGATCACTTGGAATTGCTCAAGGGTCAGCTTGCCCTCGTAGTTGTCTACCAACGCTTTGAACTCGTCGGGCTTGCCGGCGAGGGCGAGCTCGCGGGCGTCGTTGAGGAGCTTCTCGGGGCTGCTGTCGGCGGAGTCAAACATGCGACGGCCCTGTTTAGTAGCGTTGACAACATTCAGGACCTGTTCCTTCATACCAGGCGTGAAGGTCGGATTTACTGCAGTTGCTTTGTCGACAATACTCTTAGTCCATGCCCAGGCGACAGGATTGCGTTGTTTAAGTGTGTTGCCGTTGGTGACATACATCGTGAAGTACTCAGCAAACATTTCGTAGCGACCTTGGCGTAAATCCGTGGATCCGTACCCGGTGATCGAGCGGCTGAGCATGCGTGTGAGTTCGGCGCCCTCGTAGCTACGTCCGTTGAACCTGAGGGTTTTTGGTGTGCTGAAGCCGATGCGGCCATGCAGCGCGTGTCCGAGCTCGTGGATTGTCGTCAGCATGAATTGATCTGATGAGCCGACTGAGGCTCCGTTGCTGACCCCCCACCGGCGGAAGAGGCCGAGGGGCTGAGGTCGGTTGATTGTGGAAGCCCCGATCCGAGCCACACGCGCCATGTCGGGCATCGGATTGCTACCCCGCTCGCTGTTGAAGTAGGGCACATTAAGGACGTTTGGATTGGCTGGGTTCCAATAGCCGAATGTACTAGGGAAATGCGCGAGGTCCGCCTTCGTGTTGACGTTAATCTTCGCTTTAGCTACAAACGTATTGACTTGATCGATCACCTTGTTATCCACTCCAGTCTTGCCTTTTAGCTCTGCAATCTGTCTGCTTAGATTCGAGGGAGCTAAGGGGTCGGGTGGGTTCTTGTTGAGAACAGATTTATTGATCTTGCTTTTGAGCTGCGCTGCTTTTAACTCAGACCGATAGCTGAGAAATACACCACCAACATAGATCCCTGCAGCGACGTATTGAGCTGCAGTGGCAATTTGCTCCTTAGTGACAGGCGTATGGCACTTCTTTTCTTTGGGAATGTGTGTCTTGCCGCAGGGTTTTCCTGTCCCTTCCGTTTTCTGGGAGTCGTCTCGCTCAATTAGTTCGTCTGCATCGTTGTTCTGCTGCTTCCTTGCGCGGAGTGCGCGACGGGCTGCCGCGCGACTCGCGTAGCGGGGAACCCTCTGGCCTTGCCGGTTGACGCGGGTCTCTTGCATCATTGAAGCCAAGAGTTGCGCTTCTGTGCGCTCTCCGTACCTACGTGCTGCGCTACTGGTGCTTGGGGGAAGTTGTACCCGGAGCCCAGAACGACGCAAGGTGGTGATTGCGTCCTCGGGGGACGGAAGCTCAGGGGAGCGTTGCATGATTTGTGCGACACGCTGTGCCGCCGCTGGTTGCACCACGTAGGGACTCTTCTGAGCGGTGTTTTCTTGTCTTGCCCTGGCTAGCGCCGCCTTCCTATCAAGGGCCGAGTTTTCCTTCTCCAACTGCGTGGCTCTCTCGTTGACTTTTACCTTGGTCGAATGTCTGTGGTGCCAGTCGGCCACGAGCATGTTGGCGTGCTCACGACTGACAACGCGGGTGTACCCCGTGCCTCGGCTGGGGTTGTATGTCTCGCTACCTCTTAGGTATTTCGCCAGTGCGACCTTGCCGTCTCCAAAGGGAGATGACGACGCCATTGGGCCGCCTGAAAAACGATCTACGACATCGTCGAAGTAGGAGTCGAAGCCTCGGACTGTGGCGTTGTAACGTCCCGTTGCCAGTCGCCGGAATGCTGTAGAGCGGTCGCCGGCCTCGATGAGCATTCGCATCTGGCGCTCATAGTTGCTGATCGCCACGGCAGCGTTTGGCCCCATTGAACGGGTGTAAGGCTGAATGATCGGTAATGCTTGCTCTCTGATGTAGCGGTCGATCTGAGCACGGCTCAGCACACCACCTTCATCGGCATACCCCCTAAGCCGCATGTCAGCTTGCAACGCTGTGCCCCAACCTTGCAGTCGTGTGGCAAGAGAGGTAACAACAGTATCTTTGCGGGAAGTTAGTGTTAGATCTGCTGCTGCATTATTGATCAATCCACCGGGGATGCGCCGTTGCAAGGATGGGTTCACTACAGACCCTAGCCCTAGATTGAACTCAGAGTTCAGAAATGTCTGCGCGGCGGACTCTGAAAATATAGTATGTCCTCGGCCAATCCGGGTGCTGAATAGTCTGGTCGTTGCTTGTTGTGAGAATTCTTCTGCATTTGTGTTACGAGCTAGCTCGCGCATTGTGTTGCGCAGTCGTGCACCTTCCAACAACGGCGAATTGTTCGCACCAATTCGATCACCCAAGAAGCCAAGTGGGCCGACTCGGCGCAGATTGGTCCTCGCGTTGTTGCCGGCGATGGTTAGAGCGTTCCCTCTTCTGGCGGCCCGCATGAGATCGATTTGCGCAACCGTTGCGGCTCCACGGATCGCACTACGGGGTCCTCGTTGTCCAGGAGTGACGTCCAACAGGCTGTTGACCGCACTCGAGGCAGCCCGGTTGATCCTTCCGCCTACACCATTCCGATAGAACGGATACCGATAAAGAGTCCTATGCCCTACGACACCTAGTATTCCGGCAAGGGTTAATGCAAATGCAGCAGAGCTGCCTTCCTCTAGTTGTTTACGCAGTTTATTCTTTTCTTCTAGGCTGTTACCCGGAGCAATCTTTACAATACCCCTAATTACGCTACTTCTGCCGCGTTGGACCTTTTCAGGATCTAAGGTTGTCACGCCTTTGGTGATATCTTTCACGCCGCGCTCGATGGAGGCAGCACCCGCCAGGGGGTCGTTCTTGACCACCTTCAGTGCCGGGTTTGTCCCTTTGCCCTCCAGTCGGCAGTCCCAATCAGGGGGAATGCAACGTCCGCCGCACTTCTTGTTGGGCGGGGTGCACTCCACTTGACGGCGCGTCTTCCCCGTACGGGTTAGAGATGTACCTCGACTTGCCATTTCAGTACACCTCCCAGGCGGCGCGTAAGCTTTCGACCTCGCCCTCGGGGACAGAGGTAAGTCCTGCCACATTCTGCCGAGGGAACAGGGCCGCGATACCTTGGCGAGCAGCCTTCAGCGACCGGAACCCTATGGCATAGGGGCCGGGAACGAGTCCCTCGTCATGTTTGAACTGTGCTCTGAATAGTCGTCGACCGTGAGCGCGTTGTGGGCCTACTACAAATAAAGGAGCTTTTTCAGATGTGTCTACACGCTGGTTGTCGGGTCCAATTAGATAGCCAACTTTGTTGCCATTAACTTCGCTTGTAACTCTTACCCTATAGCCATGTACCTGGACTACATCTACTGCGTCCGTGTTCTGTCGGGGTTCAGGCTCAGTCCCTTGGTCTTCCGCTTGGGGGTCCTCTCCCGGGTTCTGCATAGCCTGTGCTTGTGCTTCATACCCCATTAACTGGGATTGGAACTGAGCATCTGCTTGATACTCCATCTGTTTGCTAATCGTTTCATTTAATGTAGTTTCCATGTTGTATTCAGTTCCCCCGAATCGTGCTTCGCGCACTTCGATCGCATTTAGCACGCCAAGATTGATGTATTGAGCATCCACCTGGGCGACCTTCAGTCGCAGGTCTGCCTTCTCGCTGTTTGTCTCCGTGAAGATGCTCGGGAATTCGACGCTCCACTTTTCAGGGGGCCGTCCTCGGGCTGGGCCTTCGCGCGAGACGAGGATGTACTGGAACACCTCGGTCACCGCCGTGCGGCAATAGACCTCTTGCCATTGCTCGACAATCGAGGCCCAGACGCGCTCCTCGAAGCGGCCTTCCTTACCCAGGCCACCGGGGGAGTCGCCCATCAGGATCGAGGCGGGCCAACCCGTCGCTGCTTGGAGATCCTTGATGAAGGGCTCGGTCGCGGAGGCGATGTTGCTCAGGGCGCGGTTGAGGAACTGCAGCTCCTCCTCCACGTCCACGACCATGCCGCCATAGACGCTGCGTGAAAGGTTGTTGGCCTCCAGTCGCTTGCGTAGGTCGCTCTCGTTGCCGGTGGCGATGCGGTTGAACAGGCCTGGGATCTTGTGGACAAACAGGTCGGAGTCAGTCGTCATCGACTCCAGGCCCGACATGGCGCTCTCGTAGCGCTTGTATGCCTCCCAGACGAGTTGAAGTACCGGAAGACCCCAGCCGGTGTTGCGCACGCGCACGTTCCAAGGCAGGTAGAGCCCGTCGAAGCGCGCCACCCTCGAGGAATGGATCCGCACGTTGACGTACTGCCCCTGTTGCTCAGGAGTGAGGCGCTGCGCTGTCGTGATCCGGTAGTGCGAGGGCTTGGTGTAGTCGGTGATCGTGAAGTCCTCGGGGATCAGCTCGTGCCGCGACAGGGGCACATAGCCCTGGATCGAGCGGATGCGATTGATGTCGACGGGCTCTTCAGGTGGGAGGCCGTCATCGATGAGGAGCACCAGGCCGGCGCCGCCGTAGAGGCGCTGAAGCTTCACGACCTCGGAGAAGGCCTGGTGAAATTGCGTGGCCTTCAGGAACTCCTCGAACGATGCGATCAGGTCGTTGGCGTTTTCCTGTTCGTCGCCGCCCAGCGTGATCGTGGTCTGGTGGCGCAGGATCTCGTCGGAGATGGAGTCGACGTAGCGTCTGGGTATGCCGTGTGCGTATAGAGCTTCGAGTTCGCCTTCAGTTAGTATTGGTTTTGCGCCTACTATGGTTGAAACTGTCTTGTCCTTGGTGGATACACCCATTCCGGACAATACATTTACTAAGGCCCCATCATTCCGGAATGCTTCGGTAGAAGTAGAGGACACGGCTCAGCACCCAACTGATATGCAAAGTTTATCGCTGGTTGCCTGAGGTCTAAGCCAAGTTGAACTGAAGGCGTTTTTCCATTAGGCGAATCTATTGTTTATACAATAAAAGTTAAGGTAAACTTGTTGTTCCCCGCTTAGGGTGCCCTCGGTAGCCTTGGGGCAACGGCGCCAAGGCTCATGGTGGACCATCAGATCGATGGCTCTGAGCTAGTAACCAAGCGCGATGCAAAGACTCGACTTAGGCGCGTTGTTCTAGATAAATGGAATGGATGCTGTGCTTATTGCGATGAAGACTTAGGGAGAGGAGCGACCCTTGATCATGTCATCCCAAAAGCTCATGGTGGTGTGACAGTTAGGGAGAACCTTGTTGGGTGCTGCCTGCTTTGCAATTCGCAGAAAGGCCATAGCGTTTGGTTCGACTGGTATCGCCAGCAGGAGTTCTGGGACCCATTGCGTGAGGCGGAAATCTGGAAATGGATCCATAATGTCGATACAAGTTGCGCTTAGCTTTTGGCTTGTACAATTAAAGTCTGCGTCAAACTATTAAATGTGGGCGAAGAATCCTGCAGTATTTGGTGTCTCTGGGATGGCGTGGCAGGCGAAGGCCAGGGCCATCACCGCGTCATCGTGCGCTCCTGAGGCGGCTTCGCGGTTACCACTTTCCTTTTGTTGGAAAGCTCGTAGCTCGTTCGGTATCACGCCCTCGGGGAAGATCAGCTCGTCGTGCTCCATCAAGAACAAGATGCGATCGGTAGCAACGATCTTGCTCGGGCGACTTGTGCTGAAAGTTTCGATAGCATAGTTTGGCAGGACGGTTGAGAGCGCTTCTGCAATCACAGCGCCCATCGCCTGCTTTTCCACGATTACCCGCTCCGGTAGGTAATCGTCTATCAAGGCTTTCACATGACGCAAGCTGTAATCGGTGCTCTTGCCGTTCTCGTGGTACATCCCTACAACCTCGTAGGGGCGCTCGGTGATGTCCAGGACGATGGCTGTGAAGTAGTCGTTGCCCCCGGCGTTTGGGTCGACGCCGATCACGTAGGTGCGACCGATCGAGCCGCACTCGCGCCAGTGACCTCGCGTGGCGCGGCGAATCAGTTCCGATGGGTAGATCTGGGTGTCCGTCGCTCCGAACGCCAGCTCGTACTCGGAGTCCCATGCGGCCTGGGTCATCCGACGAGACTCACGAGTCTTCCGCGCCCACTCGGGGTCGAGCCCGTAGATCGGATGCTGTGAGTAGTGGATCGCCACGCGGTTCCACGAGTCCTTCACACGGGCGAGCAGGGTGTTGAGCCCGTTGATGTCGCGGCGCCTGACGTACTCGTACCAGTCAGGTGGTGTGCCTTGGTGCCAGAGCTGGCCAAACCAGTCGAGTTCGGTGTCGGGGGTGGAGGTGACGATCACCTTGGCGGCTTCGCCCACCATCGAGAGGGTCGGCATGGCGCCCCGGTAGATCTCGGCGGCACCGTCGAGGAAGGCGCCCTCGTCCATGAAGAGCACTGAGCAACTCGGGATGCCTCGAGCAGCGCGAGGGGAGGCGGGGAGGAAGTACAACGTGCCCCGGCCTTCGATGGCGATCTGCGTGTTCGAGTCGGTCAGGTAGCGGATCGATTCGCCCTCGATGCTGTTGGCCATGGCGCGCACGCGGCGCCCAAGCTCAGAGGCGTCCTGTTGGGTCTTGGAGAAGACCACCGCTGCGAAGCCGCGCTCGGTCAGGGCTCGGCATAGCAAGTAAGAGCAGACCGTCTCGGAGGCGCCCATCTGGCGCGACTTATTGATGATCGTGTTGGGGTGCGTGTTGATCGAGCGCACCAGCTCCTCTTGGTAGGCGTAGGGCACGAAGGGGGCGACCGTACCCGCCGTGCGAATCCAGGTGCGCCGCGCGAACGCGGGCCAATCGTCGACGCCGGGGAGCTTCGTCGGGGCGATAGCGGGGTCGAAGTTCGCCGAGCGCGCTTTGCGCCGGGCGAGTTCTTGGCGGAGTTTGTCGGCCCGGCGTTGGAGCTGGGCAATGGAGGCCGTCATGCGTCCTCTGGGTCGGCGCTCTTGAGCAGGTCGAGGTCATCGGCGGGATCGTCCTCGCCCTCGGGGACTTCGACGCCTGGCACCTGGAGCAAGCCGTAGATCTGTGCTTCGAGGTCGGACACCGTGCGCTCCAGCATCTTGCGCTCTTGGTAGGCGGCGGCGCCGTTGAGTAAGGCGCGTGAGGCCGCGATGCGGTCGGCGGCACGGGCTTGAGGGTCGTTCATTATTTCCGTCAACGTCGTGATTGCCTCGGGCATGAGCGCCAGGCCCTTTGATTCCGAGGTGTCGATCAGCTCTTGCTGTAAGGCGTAGACCGCACGTTGCACCGCTGGGCGCTTGCGCCAGTTGTAGAGCGCTCGCTCAGAGATGCCTAACGCACGGGCCACTTCACGACACGTTTTGCCACGGGCGAGTAGCTCTGCAGCCATTCGCTCGTTCTCGCGGAGACCATCAATAAACGAGGCGTTTCGTGCTGGCATCTTCCGAGTTCTGCTGAACTATTCCGAATCTGGTCGAAGTCTAGCCAGCTTCTGCTTCGCTCAACGTGCAAACCACAGACGCGACGATTGCTTCCAAATGCGGGCGGGGGACGCCGGAGATCACGCGAGCGGCCTTCTCAACGGCACGGGCATAGATCTGAGGGGTTGCAGGGCGTCGAGCGGCTTGACCGAGGGCACGCTCTCGGATGAGTTGGCCTCGCGTGATGAGAAGGCGGGTGGCCTCGCGGTCGAGGGCTTCGCGTTCTTCAGAGGTGAGGTAGACCTTGGTTTCGAGGCGCTTTGACGACATCGTTATGGTGTTATGAGTGCAGGTGTGAGGAGCTTAGGGAAGGTGACTACTCACCGAGCAAGTTACCGAGCAAGTACCGAGCAAGTAGCGGAAGCGACTACTCGTGATCGGGGAGTTGTTCAAGGGCGCGGCGGATTAGGGCATGTTGATCAGCGTTAAGCACTGTCATCACGCTGGGATATTCAGGCCCAGGTGCAGATGCCAAAGTTTCCAGCGCCTGCTCCTTCAAGCTCGGCGGCTTGGGGCGGCGGGCGGCGCGGAGTTCGTCATGCGCCCAGTACGTTTGCTTGCTTTTAACCCACTCACAGCACGCCTCCAACTCCTGATCTGCGCCCCATTGGGCGGCGCGGGTGGCAATGAAGTCGATGTAGTCACGGCGACCACCTGAATCCGTGCTTAGCGTTGCCGGTACGTTGCTAGCGGCTGCTCGCCACTGCTCAACCAGCTCCGGCGGTGGGGTGATGGGATGTTGTTGTGTCATGGGTGATTAGTGGTAATGACTACTCGTCTTCGTCTGGTTCAATCCAACTGGGCCAAACCAAGTCGAACATTTCTGGGCACTCGCCAACGTCGTCCTGATTGCTCAGGTCGAGGCTGGCTTCGCAGTACTCCTTCCAGGCTTCAAGGTCGGTCATGCGACGTGGCTCCAGGCGCGACCGGTGGTGATGTTGATCACTGTGCTCCGGTGGATGCCGTACTCGATGGCGAGTTGACTTAAGGAAACACCGCGTTCGTGTGCAGCGCGAAGGGCGCGCACATTCTCTTCAGTCAGGACTGCGTTTGGATGCTCAGAGCCCTTCGGGTTGCGCTTTGGGCCACCGAGATGGATCGTTTCGCAGGTGCGTAGCCGTTCTTCGCACTCGGGGCAGCGATACCAGCGTTGTGTGAGGTTGTCGAAGCTCTGGCTATGCACAACGCGCATCCGCGTGGCGCACTTGGGGCAGTTCATTGCCATTGGTCCGGTGCGTCGGGGGAAAGGGTGGGGTTGATGGGGCTGGTCGCCCAGCGGAGCGTTGCTCCGACAACGAGGCCCAGGGCGAGAGCAAGGACGGCGTAGCGTTTCATGCGATTTGAGTGAGGTAGATCGTGACGGCAAGAATTCCTAGAAGCCAGGTCAGGCCGAACCAGACGACGGGGGGCATGCGCTAAAGCGGCGTAACAACTGCGTTGTGCGCTCATCGATCAGGTGCGCGGAGGAGACGATTGAGCACACGTCGTGCTCGGGGAGACAGATCCAGTAACAGTCGTTCCCTTGATCGTCGAGGCGGTAGGTCACACTCACGTCGTGCTCGGTCATTCGTCCTCGTCCGTGCAACGGTGGCTGATGTAGAGATCCCAAAGCGCCGTGTAATGACCGTGCGCTGGGTGCTCAGGGTTGTGGCGGCCGTCTTGCTCGTAGAGGGTTTCGATGAAGTCCTGCCGTGCTTGCTGCACCAAGGGGTTGCACCCCGGCATGAACGAGTGGGTTGTGGTCTCAGACATGAACAGGGTGCGGTTGGGCGTCAGAAGACGTTCTCGTCTTCCAGGACTTCGACATTGACCGCTGAGCCAGCGGCACGAAGTGAGCGGTTGCGTTGGCCGGCGCGTTCGACCGCTTGGGCAGTCTCACCAACGGCATCAAGAAGTGAACCGGCGATCGGCGCTAGCTCCAGGCAGTAGGTCGAGAGGGAGTTCCAGAACTTTGAGGACATGACGTGAAATGCGTGGATGAAGGGGTTCAGAACATCGGGACGCGGAGCGCCACGATGACGTACCTAGTGGTGTAGTGCCGGTACGACAAAGGATCCTGCAGGAACGAAGCGGGATTCAATGCCACGTTGTTTGAGATTTGCATTGGCTCGGAGAATCTCGTTTGCTGTAGCAAATGTGGTGTAAAGGGCTATTCCTGTTGTCACTTGCATAAGTTCATACGCAGCAAAACCTGCCATGGATGTGTCCATGTCGGAGGGGCGGTAGGGGGCTTATGCGCGTGGTGCGGCTCAGGGGCGGCACCCGTGCTCGGTCATTCTGACGCGGTTGCGCCGGTCGGCGAGCCTCGGACATAGACTGATTTGGCGTGGTGATGTTTACTCACTGGTCACTGCGTGGATGAACGCCCCGGCCTGAGAAACCGGGGCTTTTTATCGGGCGCTCAAATGCGGCGCACCCGGTAGGTGACGAGCTCGGCACCTGCAGCGTCCATCTCTTGGGTGGTGAGCTGGCCACGGTTGAAGCGGTCGCGGTCCTCGCGGTCGAGGTGGGGCATGCTCACCTCGGATACGCAGTCGGCGAAAGCGGCCATCCAGTAGGGCACGATGCCGTAGACGTGTTTGTGGGCAACATCGCCAGGGTTGGCGTAGTCGTATACGGATCCTTTGATGCCTTTGGCGTTAAGCCAGGCAACAAGTGAAGGATTCTTGGTAACAATGGCGATCTCAGGCATTTAGCGTGATGTAATTAGTGGGACAACTGAAGGGGGCAGGGTGCCCCCGTAACCGATCCCGGACGGGATAAGTCTGACGAAGCTTCAGACAAGTGCGAGGCATGCCTCACGGGCGCGCTCGATGCGC